GATTATGGTAAAGTTTATATTGCAATTAAACCTTTATTGGCAGAACAATTAACAACAGCTGAAAAAACAGATATTACTGGTGCAATATTAAAAGGTAAAAATGTTGTATCAATTACACCAGAAATTGTTGACCCTAACTTTACAAATTTAGAATTAGATGTATTTTTTAAATATAATCCAAACTTAACTGATAGAAGTTCTGTTGAATTATCATCAGTTGTAAGAGATACAATAACAGATTATAACTTTAATAATTTAAATAAATTTGACGGTGTGTTCAGACACTCTCAACTAACAAGAGCAATAGATAACTGTGACCCATCAATACTAAACACTATAGTACGTCCAAGAATGTTTCAAAATATTACACCTGTAAATAATGCAGATAATAACTTTGATTTGACATTCTCATCTCCATTCTTTCAATCAGGAGATTCAAAAAGCTTTTTACTTACATCAACTGCATTTAAAATAAATAATGTTGACCATTTCTTTGGTGATGAACCAATTGCTGGTTCTACAAAAAGGAATGTAATTGTTTATAAAGTAGTTAATCAAGTTAATACAACAGTAATAGCAGATGCTGGCGAAATAGATGTAGATAACGGTAAAATAACTCTTAATAAATTTAGACCAGATACAACTGATGTTATAAAAATTACTGTGGTACCTAATTCATTAGACTTAGCTCCAAAAAGAGACCAATTAATATCTATTGATAATAGTTCTGTAATAATAACTCCAGAAATAGATACAATTGCAACATCTGGTTCAGCTGGTTCTATTAATTATTCAACAACGTCAAGATTTAAAAGCTAATGGGAAATAAAAAGACATTAACACCTGGTGCGATTGAACTCGAACAAGGTACTTTATATTCTACAAAAGAGGATATACGTCTTGACCAAATAATACCATCTGAAATAATAGAAAATAAAGATAAGCTAGATAAATTTTTAAAAGCTTATTATACATTCATGAACATGGATGAATTTATATATCAAGAGACAGGTACTTTTTCTGATGTTGTACAAAATGGCTTAGCTCAATTTAGAATACCTGACCCAAATAACGAAAATAATAAATTTTTTACTGATGAATCTGGAGCAAGTTCAACTCTTGTATTAACAAGTCCTACAGGAACAACAACAAATATAACTTTAACATCTATTAATGTAGCAATTACTAATGGTAATGAATTACCTGGTACACTTGCAACATCAACTTCTGAAGTTGGTAAAACATTTACTGTTAACGGCTTATCAGCTTATAATGGACATACAGCTAAATTAACAACAATACAAAAGAATTGGGTTGGTCCAGGACCATCATATGTAATGAATACTATAGAATCAGCTATGGATATCGATACTAATGATGATGGTTATTTAGAATTGATGCAAAAAGAAATTGCTGCTACAATTCCAAGAGGAGTGACAGTAGATAAGAGAACTCTTTATAAACAAATTATAGATTTTTATAGATTAAGAGGTTCATCAGATTCTATTGAGATATTCTTTAAAATATTATTTAATGATTTTGCTGAAGTAGAGTTTCCATACGATAAAGTATTAGTACCTTCATCGGGCAATTGGGATGTTAATGCTAATTTAACAAGAGGTGGACAATATTTAGATAATAAAGGATTCTTATCTGATAGTATTAAAATACAAGACAGTTTAAAGTTTCAAAAGTTTTCATATTTAATTAAGACTGGTAAAAATTTATCTGATTGGGAATTATCATATGATAGATTAGTTCACCCGGCTGGATTTGTATATTTTGCTGAAATTTTAATATTCTTACAATTAACAAAAGCTGTACTAGGTGAAGATGAATTTGATACTGATATATTGAGAAACGATTTATTACCTCTTGCATTAAGAAAAGTTTTATCAGCAATACCTACAAGACAACCTGGTATTGTTGGACCAGAAGATGTACCATTACTTGTAGAAATGTTTGTATCAACATTTTTACCAACAACAACTGCTAAAATTGGAAAGTCTGGAACAATATCACTAGGTTTAAAAAATGGTGTTATTAATACAACAACAATAGTAAGTGGTGGAAGTGGTTATACTGCTGTTCCAGTTGTTTCAGCTACAGATTCTGGTACTCCATCAGGATTTACAGCCGCTTCATTTACAGCGACTTTAACAAATGGTACAGTATCAGCAATTGCAATTAATGATGGTGGAAAAGATTATAATGTTCCAAACTTAACAATTGCTGCTCCAACAGCTATTGAATTTGATGGTAGTGATGATGAAGTATTAGGTACAGGTATTGTAAATATTAATGACAATACAATTAAATTAACAAGTGCTCAACAAACTGCTTTACCAGTTGATGCTATTGTCACATATGAAACTCCAGGAGGCTCAATTGGTGGATTAGTATCAGGTGCACAATATAGAATACATACATCAGGAAGTAATAAAGTAAAATTAAAACCACTATCAACTGAACCAAATCCTGAGGTTGAAATTGATATTACAAGCGTAGGTACTGGAACAAGCCATACACTTACAGGTACAACTGCAACAGGTACAGCAACTTCTCAAAATGGAATCTTAGAATCTGTTTCAATACAAGAACCAGGATTTGGTTATATTAGCGCACCAACAATATCATTTAGTGGAACACCTATAAGTGGTTTATCAGGAACTGCGCCATCAGTGACTATTGGAATTGATTCAAAAGGTAGATTAGATAGCGATGATATTACAATTAACTCTAATGGTTCAAATTGGTCAAACTTATTTGGGTCTGTTCAAGCAAATCCAAATGCTGGTAAAGTTGTAGAAATAGAAGTATTTGGTAAAGCAAATAAAGTATATAAAACTGCACCTACAATTGTATTCCCAATCCCACAATCAAGAGATACTGATGGTAATTTATTATCAACAAACGTAACTGCAGAAGCTAACTTTACTTTAGATTCAGAAGGAGAAATTAGTGGTGTAAATATATCTAATGTAGGAAATGGTTATATTACTGACCCTCAAATTAAATTAGGAAGTGGAGCCAATAATGAAGCAAGAGTTAAAGATGTAAAAGAAACTTTAATATTAAGTTTAAATCATAATATGACTAATCCATTAAATGGATTCAATCATGAAAATTTTAAAACAATTATAAATAATAATTACATACAAAGGAAAGGCACGGACAATTTTTATACAACACCGAGGCTTTATAATACTAACCAAACAATTGAGTTTTTAGGTAGCAAAACATTACAAACTATCGACTCAAGTGATATAAATAATAATAATACTAGTACATTTGTACATATTGAATAATTTAGGACAGAAGAATGGCAGCAATTATAACATCAAATTTTAGAACTTTAAATGCTAAACACTTTAAAGAGCAAATATCAGGTTCTAGTGTATACGTTGGTATAGGAAAATCAGACGTTTGGTCTTTGACTACTTCCGATACTACAGACACTACTCCTTTTACACCTAATGATAGGTTAGACGATTTAGGAGAAGCAAGAGCTAATTTAATAGGATTGAAAAAAATCGCATCAGCTGATATAGCTCATGTAATACCAAGACATACTTGGACATCAGGAAACTCATATTATGCATGGGATTCAGATGACCCAGATATTTTTGATAAAGCATTTTATATCGTAACATCAGAGTTTAAGGTTTACAAATGTATCAAAGCAGGTGGTGGTGCTTCAAGTATTCAACCAACTCAAACATTAACTGACCCAACAGCAGAATCAGACGGATATACATGGAAATATATGTATACAATATCTGTTGCAGATGCTGAAAAATTCTTAACAAATAGTTATATGCCAGTTAAAACTGTTTCATTAGGAGCAAGTGCAACAGTTGCAGTAGCTTCTAGTACAACAACAATTACATTAACAGAAACAGTTGCAGAAATTGGTGTAGGTATGACAGTATCAGGAACTAATGTAGGTTCCGGAAAAACTGTTTCAGCAATTAATGGTTCGGTATTAACATTAAGTGGCTCGCCAGATGGTTCAGTATCAGGTATACTTACATTTGCATATGCCAATGATGCAGCTGCAGAAGCTGTTTTATCTGAAGCAGATTATGCTCAATATCTAAACCAAAAAGCTTCAAGAGATTCAGCAACAGCTGGTGGTATAGAAAGAATTGAAGTCACAGCTGCAGGAACATCTTATAATGGTGCTCCAACAGTTACGATTACTGGTGACGGAAGTGGAGCAACAGCAACAGCAGTTATGGCTGGTTCAGGTTCATCACAAACACTTTCAAGCGTTACAGTAAATAACAAAGGTACTAATTATACATTTGCTGATATTACAATCACAGGAGCTGCTGGTTCAGATGCAACAGCAAAAGTAGTACTTGCTCCTAAAGCTGGTCATGGTGTTGACCCAGTTTCTGAATTAGGTGGATTCTTTATATCTTTAAATACTAAATTAGATGGTAATGATGGCGGAGATTTAACAGTAGGTAATGACTTTAGACAAATTACTTTAATTAATGAGCCAAGAGATTATAATTCAACTCCATTAGCAGGTAATATTGCAACAGCTGATACTTTAAAAGGAACTAAATATTTAGACTTTAATTCATCTGCAACTGTAACAAATTATGTAGTTGATGAATTAATTGTAGGTGGAACATCAGGAGCTCAAGCATATGTAGTTGAGATTGATGGTTCAAATGGATATTTAAGATACCATCAGAATTCTAAAACTGGTTATACCGCATTCTCAAATGGAGAAGTAATCACAGGTCAAACTTCAAATACTACTGGAACATTAGAATCCTCTAGTGCAGTTGGTGCACCTGAAGTAGACCGTTCAAGTGGAGAAATCCTATTCTTAGAAAATAGGAATCCAATTAATAGAACAACAACACAGATTGAAGATATAAAAGTTATTATAGAATTCTAATATATATTATTAGGAAGAGAGATTTATGGCAACAACAGTAGTAAAAAATTACACAATAGCACCGTATTACGACGATTTTGATGAAACAAAGAATTATCATCGTGTACTTTTTAGACCAGGACATGCAGTCCAAGCAAGAGAGTTAACTCAATTACAAACTGCATTACAAGCTCAAATTGACAGATATGGACAATTTGCTTTTAAAGATGGTTCAAGAGTTGTAAATGGTAAAGTCACATTAAATGTAGAATATGATTTTGTTAAAATTGAATCATCATTTACGCATTCAACTGCAGGTGCTTTAAACGCAGATAATTATTTAGACGAATTTGTAGGTACTACTATTACAGGTGCTACAAACGGAGTCACAGCTACTGTTCAACAAGTTGTCGCAAAAGGAGATGCTTCAAACCCTGCAACTCTTTATGTAAAATATACAAACTCAGGTACAAATAATACAACATCAGTATTTGCAGCTGGAGAAGAACTAAGCTCAGATGCAAGTACAGTAAGATATGCAAAAGTAGGTGGAGGTACTGGTTCAAGTATTAGTACTCCTACTGGCCAGGGTTCAGCAGTTAATATTGAAGAAGGCGTATACTTTATATCTGGTACTTTTGCTTTTGTACCTGGTGGTTCTTTAATATTAGACAAATATACAAATACACCTAATTATATTGTAGGTTTAAAAGTCACAGAATCTATAGTTGATTCTAGTACAGATACTACATTATTAGATAATGCACAAGGTGTTCCAAATACTGCAGCTCCAGGAGCTAACAGATACAAAATAAGTACTGAACTTATAAAAGAACCATTATCACTAGCATCAAGAACAGAAAATGATTATATTACTTTAGTTGTTATTGAAGATGGTAAAGCTGCTGTTGATAAAACAGATAAAAATAATGAAACAGAATTAAGTGAAAGATTAGCAAGAAGAACATTTGAAGAATCCGGTGATTATGTTGTAGAACCTTTTGCAACTAATACAAGAGAATATTTAAATACAGGAAGCAATTTTGGATTTAAAACAACTGCTGAAATCATAGCTGATGGAGATGCAGCAAGTACAAGTGCTGCTACAACATTTGGTGAAAATAGGTTTGTTGTTGGTATTGACCCATCAGTTGCTTATGTAAAAGGATTTAGAGTTCAAAATAACACAACTAAAAATTTAGTAGTAGAAAAGCCAAGAGGAGCAAATTCTACAAATACAGTTAATGTTTCAACAACAAGTATATTAGTAGGAAACTATGTTAAATTAACTTCATCGACAGTTAAAGGTATGCCAGATGTAAATACATTTGCAACTTTAGATTTACATAACGCTACTGGTCAAGGTGGTAGTGTTATAGGTACTGCAAGAGCAAGAGCTTTAGAATTTGTAAATTCAGAATTAAGATTATATCTATTTGATATTAATATGTCTGGAAATAATACATTTAGTGCTGTCCGTTCTGTAAATCAGTCGGGAACTACACAAAACTTTATCGGTGATTTAGCAAGTGTTGGTGATTTATTTGATGTAGGTAATAATGGTTTAGTATTTCAATTACCACAAAGTGCTGTTAAAACTTTAAAAACTGGTACAACAAGTACTGATACAGTTTATCAAGTAAAACAATTATTCGATTTAAATTCAAATACAATAAGTATATCAGATGGTACATTTGTAAACACATCTAGTATTGTAGCTTCGCTTGGTACTGGTGTAATTGATACAACACCTACAATATCAACTGGTTCTGATGGTTCAACATCATTAACATTTAGTGATGTAGGTGGAGTAACACCAGGTTCAGGTAGACTTAAAGTAATGGCTGATGTTCAAAAGAACATATTACAAAAACAAAAAACAAGAACTAATAATGCTACTAAAACTGGAGCTCTTTCAGGCGGTGTATTAAGTTTAGATAAATCAGATATTATAAGACTAGTATCTATTACTGATGCTCAATCAGTAAATATTACAGATAGATTTACATTAGATAATGGACAAAGAGATAACTTTTATCAAAATGGTAAAGTAAGTCTTAAGCCAGGATTCCCAACACCAAGTGGAAATATAACAGTAACGTTTGACCATTATACACATACAACAGGAGATTATTTTTCTGTTGATTCTTATCCTGAAGCTGATAGAAATTCTAAAATACTATTTAATAGTAATAAGGGTGAAGTTAATTTATTAGATTGTTTAGACTTTAGACCAACTAAAGCTGATGCTGGAGCTGATAATTTTACTGGTACAAATGCAAGTAATCCTCAGCCACCTAAACCAAATCACGCAGCAATTGCTCAAGTTGAGCATTACATGCCAAGAATTGATAAAGTTTATATTACACGTAAAGGCGAATTTAAAGTAGAAACTGGTGTACCTTCAGAAACTCCTAAAGCTCCTGAAACACCAGAAGATTCAATGGCAATATATAATCTAAGACTAAATCCGTTTGTATACGATTTAGATGATGTCATTCCACAAATCATTGATAATAGAAGATATACAATGAAAGACATCAGTGCTTTAGATAAAAGAATTAAAAACTTAGAATATTATACATCACTATCATTATTAGAACAAAGCGCTGCAGATGTAGAATTGTTTGACCCAGTTTCTGGATTATCAAGATTAAAAAATGGATTTATAGTAGATGGATTTAGAGGCCATAATGTTGGTGACCCATCAAATCCGGATTATACAGCAGCTATCGATAAAAAAGCTGGTATATTAAGACCTAAGTTTGATGAAAGAAATGTTAACTTAGTAAGACTTTCAACAGAAGCTAATGGTAATGGTTCAAATGCATTTGCTCAAAAGAGTGGTTCATTAGTCACATTGCCATATACAGAAACAAATTATATTAATCAACCTTATTCATCATTTGCTTCAAATGTAAACCCATATAACGTATTTAGTTGGGCTGGTATGATGGAACTATCTCCTGATTCAGACGAATGGAAAGAAACAGATGTAAGACCTAATGTTATTATAGATGATTCTTCTTCCTATGACCAATTTGCTCAAATGGCAGAAGAAACTGGTATTCTTGGTACTGTATGGAATGAGTGGGAAACTAACTGGACTGGTACTGAAGTTGATAGTCAATCAACATTTAATACACCATTTGGAATATTTGATGATGAGTTCTTCTTTAGAGGAGGTCTTGGCCAAAGACAAGGAGGAGGAAATGTTACAACTATAACAACTACTACAACTACTCAAAACCAATCAAGGTCTGGTTTAAGAACAGATTTAGCATTTGATACAGTCCAAAGAACAGATGGAACAAGAGTTGTTGAAGTTAACTTTGTACCATTTATTAGGTCAAGAAAAATTAAATTTAAAGCTCAGTTATTAAAACCATCAACAAGAGTTTATGCATTCTTTGATGGAGTTCCAGTAGCTGATTATGTCCAAGAAGAATCATTTTCAGAATTTTCTGATTCAACTAATGTAATTACATTTGAAGGATTAGACGGTTCAAGTTCAGAAATACCAAGTGGTAATTTAATTACTGATGCTTCAGGCATAGTTGAAGGTTCGTTTATCATACCAAGAAATGCCGCGCTTAGATTCCAAACTGGTGTAAGAGAATTTAGACTTACAGATAGTTCAACGAACAATAAGGATAACGAAACTACCTATGCCGAAGCTCAATATCATGCTCAAGGATTAATAGAATCCGTAGAAAGTAGAATAGTATCTACAAAAGTTCCAAGACTAGTTCAATCAGAATTAAACGAGGATAGAACAATTGTTGATACTCAAGTAAGTGAAACGACTGAATGGGTTGACCCATTAGCAGAAACTATTTTAATTGATAAAGAAGGTGGTATATTTGCTAAGTCAGTAGACCTTTACTTTAAAAAGAAAGATACTAGTGTACCTGTAAGAGTCACAATAAGAACAACTCAAAATGGAACACCTACACAAAGAATTGTTCCAGGAGCAGATAAAATTTTATATCCATCATCAGTTAATGTTTCTGATAATGCAGCAACAGCAACTAATTTTGCTTTTGATTATCCAGTATTCTTATCTCAAGATACTGAATATGCTATAGTCATTACATCACAATGTGATAACTATGAAGTATATGTAGCTGAAATGGGTGGATTCGATTTAACAAATACAGCTGAAAGAATTACAAAGCAACCATATAATGGTGTATTCTTTAGTTCACAAAACGCATCGACATGGACTCCAGAACAATCTAAGGATTTAAAATTTAAATTAAATAGATGTTCATTTAGTACATCAGCTAAAACTTTAACTTTAGTGAATGATGCAGTTCCACCAAAAAGATTACAGGGTAATCCTTTATCAACAACAAGTGGAAGTAAAGTAATTACAGT